TTTGTGTTTTGTAGATTAAAACCGCGAGCATCGTTAGGCACATTACGATAACCTTTCCAGCCGTCAATTTCACAAATCATGATATCTACGTCTAGTGGATTACCATAGTACCATAGTGTACCCTCTTCAGGTGCCTGGTATGGCTCGGTGGCGCTGTATGTGTATGTTAATTCTGCAAAGTTACTTAGAACTAGTTCTGTACCGCCAGGAACAGTTGTACGTACACCACTTGTGTTTGTTGTAAATCCTGCTGCTGAAAGTGCTGTACCAGAACTCACGTTAGACAAGTAAATTGTACCACCTGCACGATGAGTAATGCTGATAGCACCGCTAGCTTCAAGTGCTGCTGTAACATTGGGAATGTTTTGCGACAAGATAGCTGCAACAAACGCTGCTGATGTTGTACCACCAACTGCAAATGTGTAGCTGTTTGTTGCGGCTGCACCAGTTGCAGTTACACGCATTGTGATTTCATGGCTTGAGTTAAATGTTGGTGTACCGGTTGGTGTAGTACCAGTGATCTTGGTCTGTCCACTTCTGGTACGTACAAAGAATTTCATTGAACCAGTGCCTTCATTTCTAACATCGTATTTTACATACAGTGTACCAACTGCAAGACCATTACCACCTGCTGTTGGATCTAGTGCAAAAATTGTTGCTTCTTCGCTGGCATATAAAGGAGCTGCTAGCGAGGTCCATGTGTCTGATGTTGAGCTGTACACTTTCATGCTCAAGCTGGCACCATTACCAATTGCTGTAGTCTTTAAATAAACGCTACCAGTTGGTCTTGGTGTTGCATCTGTTGTTCTCCAGCTTGGAATTTGAATGTATGTGCCGTATTCTAAATCTGGAGCATAGTATGCATCTGCGCCAGTTGCGTCAGTGATACCCAGTGCTGTAGTTGCATTGTTAGCGCCAACTGTGTTGCTGATACTTAAACGTCCGTCTGCTGTTGTGCCATCGCTTCTTGCTGTGGCATCAACGAAAAGTTGTAGTCTGTTGCTGGTATCTGATCCGGCAACAACACCAGGAATAGTTGCAGCATTGATTGCGCTGACTACACTGGCTAAATTATTGCCGCCAATTGAAACAGTAACACCGTTGATTTCAAGACTGTTTGTACCTGCACCTAGTGTAGGAGCAAGCACTGTACCAGTAACTGTTGGCCAGCTTTGTTGCCAATCTGTACTACCAACTCTGGTCCACACATTACTTGAATTCTTGTACCAGATAAAATTAGCTGCGCCGTTTGTGGTGTCATCAACTAATACCACTGCATAAGAACCAATTGTACCAACTGACGCTTTGGGAGCGAAAGGAGGTCCTGCTACTAGGTCTGCTGTGTCTGTTAACAGTAGTGGTGTGCTTAATGTAAATACACCTGTGGCACTGTCCCACTCGTTAATACCAAATGTGCTGTTTGCTAGATCTAGCCAGTAGATGCCGTTAGCAACTGCGCCAACTGGACGAATTGCGGTTGCTTCTAGTTGTGCTAGATCAATATCTGCGCGAATAGCATAAATTCTGTTGCCTAGGCCAGCAGCACTGTAAGCTGCCATTAAACCGTATTCGTTTAGTTCATTACCGTGTAGTGCTGTACCAGCTGCGCTTTGTTTAAACACTGGATAGCCCATTGCAGCAACCATTTCACGTTGGCTACCAAAGGCTTGTAGTACACCAGCGTTTGCTGCTGTAGTTCCATTGGCAACTACGCCGTTAAATATTTTGTCTTGTTCTGTTGCCACGATAACCAGGGGTACTGTTCCTACCGCGCCTGGAATGTACTGACTCTCGTCTGTAACTGTAATTTGTAGTCCTGGAGATACTAGTGCCATGGTATTTTTCCTTTTCAATACATGTTATTGATATTTATTAGGAATGGGCTAAAATGGTGTGTTACAGGAGCCTTTCGAAAGATTTGTATATAAATACTAGCATGACTAGACCACTTTGTACTGCTTGTAGAGGGAATCCTGTAGCTATAAACTACAGATCAGGCGACAAGATTAGATATAGGCGAGTGTGCGGTGCTTGTGCCCGCAAAGGTAAACGTGGTAAAACCAGTGTGTCTGCTTGGCAACGTGCCGGATATACCAAAAAGCCGGTATGTGAAAGATGTGGGTTTAAGAGCAAAACGTCACATCAAATGTTTGTCTACTACTTAGACGGCAATCTTAAAAACAACGACTGGATGAACTTAAAAACTATCTGTGCCAATTGCAGCATTGATATTAATAACAGTAAAACTGGTTGGAAGCAGAGCCCGCTTACACCAGATTTTTAAGACTTGCGTATAACTCGTCTACGCTGCCGTTGTTGTCAACAACTGCATCAAATCTAGTACCTACCCAAGCCCACTCGCTGGCATGCACATTGAACTGACGCATGTAATCTGTGCAAACGCCCAGTGTAGAACGTTCACGCATTTCAATTAGTGTGCTGCACCACTCAGGATCTGCACCACGTCGTATCCATATTATGCGCCCACCTGCATTGCGTATTGATGCTACTTCGTTAGGGAAACGTACATCGCTGATCACTGTATGACCTGCACGAGTACGCAATCTGTTTTCTAGTGCTGCAATCCAGATATCATCGTGAAATCCAGTTCTGCATACTTCTGTGCCCCAGTATTGTAGTACCCAACGTGGAGTTAACGTGGGCATGTTTAAGCGTTCGGCCCACCACGGATCCACTTGTTCACGCCAGGCTCTAGCTTCTGTGGTCAAACCTTCTAGCAGTTCTCTATCCCAGCCAAATACTGCGGCCACTGCATCTTTGAGTGCACCAGCAAAACTGTCACGCCTGAATCCGTGCCAACCTACTAGATAGTTTGCTGCTGTATCTTTACCTGAACCTATAAATCCGCAAATGCCTATAATCATAAAAAATGCCCCTTATAGGAGCATTATATTATACTTTGTTACAAAAGTCAAACTCCGTATTTGTTCTTTTTCCGTGCGGCAACTGGGCTTGATTTGTTTGTACCCTCAAGCTCTTGGCTACGCATATCACCGTGATTGAGATCTTCATGCTTCGCACCAACTGCTTCATAGGCTCTCTCTAGCATGTCCTGATCCGCTTGTGTATATGGTGCTGCCACTTTCCATTTACCTACCCAGGATTCTTTGTCTGTGTCAGGCACAGTTTTACCATCTGTGCTGGCAACTGCTAGTCCTAAACGATACAGTGTATAGTCACCGTTCCAGCGATCGCCATCAGTGAACTTGTTTAGGCCACGTGTTGCTTGTTGTTGACGCTTGCTCAATTTGCCCACTGTGGCTTCAACAATAACTTCGTTAATTTTCATATTAGCCTGTTACCCATGTTAGTGGCATTCCACCAGCAACGTAGTTCTTTAGATCTTCTTCCAGCTTGTCCATTTCAGCCTGTGCTTCTGTTTTTAATGCTGCACCGTTTAGGCTTGTGCCGCCGCTGGGACCAGCAATGGTGTTAAACTTTTCTCTAGCTTCGCCCACAATGCGTTTGGCAAAACTGTAGGCATATTCTTCTAACCACGGAAATGCCTGGAAGTCATTTAACAACATGATGTCCGGCTTGTAGTTATAGATGTGCAACATTACGCTTTCTGTCAGTTCACCAAAGCCAGGGCCTTGAAATGGCATTTTACGCACAATCACTAACTTCTTGGTCACCGGATTGAATGTAAAGTTCATGTGCCCTCCAAACATACGCATGGCCAGCTCTTGATACTGTGTAAACAGTTCGTAGTTGACTAAACCGCCCACACGCCCTGCTACCAACATGTATGTGTTCAAGTATCCGCTTGCAAATGGTTCAAACTGACTGGCTGTGGTGCCTGTCACTGAGCCAATGCCACGACGATAAATGTAGCGCACTGTCATGACTTCTTTGGGCAGTATGTACTCTTGTGTTTCTGGCAGTAGGTCCAAGAATGCGTAGCTTTCTTCTTGGCTGTTGCTGGCACGTTGGCGATACTTGATTAGTGCCTGATTGATAGCCAGATCATAGTGTTCTCGATCTAGTTCAACATCAACAATGCCGTCAGCTAGTCGCAAACGAATGTAATCTACGATAGCTGTACGTCTAGCATTAAGTTCAAGATCAAGATCGCCCCTAGTAACCAGTGCATCGTCATAGGCTATTTGCCCATTCCCGGTGCCGGTTGCAGGATCGTATAGATTCGCAGTGGTTAAACTACCCTTGTCGGATAAGTTGGTTTCTCTTGTTACATTACCGCTAAATGGTGTGCTCATTCATAGTTCCGTTAGTTCAATATATTTATTGAACTTTCAAGAGAACTGTGTCCGAATTCATGCGCCCATTGCCCTGCGTTTCTGTGGCTTTGATATCCTCTAAGAACTTGCGTAACTGCACTTTGGTAGCTTTGCTGAACTCTTTGAGCTTTTCGTCGGGCTTACGCAGAGTTTTGCCCACACTCTTGGCTTCGTCGTAGCCGGTAATGCTTGTGCCCTTGACCCCTAACGGGCCAGTTAACGTGTCTGCCACATACTTGTAGAGCTTGCGTGTTTTAGTGTTGTAAACCCACAGCTCTTGTGCGCCTACAATATCCACAGGGTTGATACTTACTAACTTGAGTGTCTTTTCTTCTTTCATGTACTTGAGCTTGCTGACAACTTTTTCTTTGTTAGGAGCACGTTTGACTCTAGCTTTCTTTTGTGTCTTTTTAACACTACGATACTGATCCAGGTCCGTTAACAGTTGATCCAAAAACGCATGATGACGCTTGTAGTCTGCTGCTTTATAATGCCGGTAGGCTTCTTCTACTTGCTCGTCACGACGTTCCTGTGCAACCAGTAACTCGCCTTTGCGTATTGTAAACAAGTGCTCGAACTTGTTGATCTGGCTTTGCGGCACTGTGTTTGCAGTCAAGTAATTAAAAGCATCTGGCTTGACTGCGTCTCCGGCTATTACCTCATCATACAAGCCTTCAAAGTGTGCTAGGTGCTCGGCAGTTTTTTCATTCAAACGATCCTGAATAGTGGGAGCTCGAACCGCTTGCATTGCAGGCTTTGCGGCGTCTACAACCTCTTCTGGTGCTAAGTCATCTGAGTTAACAGCTTCGTGTAATCTTGCTTTTAAATACTCTAACTCTTTGTCACGCATGGGCATGCC